TCCCTGTAAAGGCAGCATAAGGTTGTTGAGTCAAAGGAACTGATTTTTTAGCCCCTGTGATATCAGTTTTAGAGCCATAGGTTTCAGCATCAGCTACCACACCAAAACCTACCTGTCCAGTCGTTGCAGCCGCATAGGTAGCAGTCTTAGCTTGAACTTGAAAGGGTTGGGTGACGTCGTAAGTACCACTCTCAAGTTTTTTGCCCATAGCAAACGCCATCATCTCGAAGTTAAAACCTGAGTAGGTTAATGTTGCCACGGGGTCGGAGCTTTGCACCAAGATGTCATCGGTGATGTTTTCCCCTAAGTTGTTGCGTCGGGTTGTTTTCCGAGTTTGGCGGTTAGGGTTAATGGTGATGTTTGATGGAGTTTTCCAGTTATAAATTAATCCGGTTTTTAAATCTCTCAGGGTTGCATTGGTAGAAGCAACAAACTGAAACGTTACCGCATCGCGTTGTGACTGCATTGTTTTAATCCTCTAAATAATCAATTCCCGTAAAGCTAAAACGCAAGAAAGCATAGACAGGTTGAGATAGTTCATTGACCATGATTCTATACTCGGATCTAAAGCCTCCTTGTGCTATGATTGGGGAACAGTTCTTAGACTCTTTCCACTGAGTTAGAGCTTCGTTTAATTGCCAACTAACCCATCTCAAAATGCCCGGCAAAAGCTCCTGATCTGGGAATGATAGGCAATAGGAAATTACAAAGCTGGTTTGGCTTTTCGGGTGTCCATACTCAAAGTTGTCAGATAACCGATAAACTTTGAGTAATGGAAACCGCGATAAGTCAGGATTGACGGCATCATAACAAACTGTATCCCGACACGCGATCAGATTGGGGTCAATCTTTTTAAGTTCAGAATTTAACCACTCCTGCAAATATTTAGCTAATTTAAGACATATAGGATCAAGCATATCGAGTCCCCCTTCTTTTCAGTCTAGGGGTTTGCTTTGTTTTTCGGTGTCTTAAAGGTTTGGAGGCATCACAACAGCATCCGGGTTTTGCAAATTGAGCGAGTTTAAGCCTAGCTGATGCCCTGAATAACTCTAAGTTACCCGCTTTTTTCGCCTTTTCAAATTGCTCTCGCTTAGCTTTTTGGATGCGTTCTTCTTCTCTGTCAATTTCTGATAATCCCTCACTTCGTTTAGGACTTGCTCCTTTTCCGAAGCGGTAAGTTTTTTGTAATTCATCTAATACCTGTTCGTAAGTTTCCTTAATAATTTTATCCTGCCCTCTTTGATTAAGCGACAATCTTTCGGCAGCCGCATTGAGATAGTCAGAGACTTTACCTGTTAGCATTTTCTCTTGATCAAATGCTCCTAAAGCTCTTTCTGCCGTTTCCGCTATCTCATTGGATTCGTCAATGTTGATCTTATTGCCAGCCCTCTCTAAATCCTGAGCAGCTTTTGATTTGCCAACGGTAGAGAATAGCCGTTTATCTCTGGATAGTTGCCGTTTAATAGCTGATTGAATTTGGGCTTTTTCAACAGCTAAGGATCGGGTTTCGGGTGTGAATCCTAATAAGTCTAATAAACCCCCTTGAGACTCGGTTTTTGTTGGGGTATTTTTAATCATATCCCCTAGTTCTTCTATGGTGTCATTGTTGATTTTCTTCCCTCGTTTTTCTTCCTTCTCAACTAAGTCTAAAAGGTCTTGCTGTTGACGGTGATCCTTGATTTTAGCCCCAATAGTAACAGCCCTTTGTTCAGGGAGTTGACCCTGTACAACACGGTTAAATAATGAATCACTTAGACTTGCTAATGCCAGCCCATCCTCAGCTATTTTCTCCCGCATCGGTACGCCTTTCTTCTCTAATTCCTGTTTAGTTACACCGGAATCTCTAAAGAATTTAGCCGCGTCTTGGGCGTTACCTCGACCTTCAGCAATGTTAGTTAACGCACCAATAGCACGGGCTTCCTGGGGTGTTTTAGCGTCAATTAGCTTAACCGTTACAGAGGGAGCATTTAGCTTTTTAGCCAATGCCAAGCGGTTATGACCATTGACAACATTAACCTCTCCATTTCGAGGATCTCTCCAAACTTGTAAAATCCCTCCTAAGTTGGCATCCCATTTCTTGACCCCTGATAAACTGCCAACTTCACCGGATTTGGTTTGTTCACCGATGATTTTATATTGGAATCGTTTGGGGTCTACTTTAATTTTATTCGGGTCAGCTTCAGCAATACCAGACGGGAGAATGGCTTTAGCTCCCATCTGTTTAGCTGCGCTGTTTAATTCCTTAGCACGGCGTTTATTCTCTATTTTTCCCTGTAATCTATTAACATCCTGAACTAATTGCTGTTCAGTTTCGGTTAATTCTTGACCTGTTTTTGATTTATTAAAAGCCTCTTTTCTGGCTTGAGTATAATCTTTAAACTTTAAAGGTTTATCAAGTTTGGCTCCGGTTTTGGGATGGGTGTAACAGTTCTTAGAACTAGGAATAAATACACCTTTATTGCCGCAAGGATAGGATGCAAAGTTGGCAGTCTGTTTGGTTTTACGCCGTCTCAAGTTGTTACCTCCAAATTGAGCGAGTGAAGGATAAAATCTCTCCATCCAATTTGGAATATATTTAACAAGATTGGGAAACAGAGTTGGGAAATCAATCATTCTATCCTCACACGCACTAAACTAAAGTTTTAACCCGATCATTTTCAATCTTTAAAATCCCCTGTAATTCATTAAAGGGAATTATCCCGCCCGAAGTTTCAAACTGAATCCCCCAATAAAGGGTATCGACTATTAACGATTCAGTATCTAACGGCCCTATATCGAATCGTGCTACAAGTCTCTGGCTGTTACTGGTTTCGGTATCAATAACAATTTGAGTCGGGGTTGTTTTGATAATCTTAGATCGGGAATCATCTAAGTCAGGTAAAGTAATTAACTCTTTGGCTACAAATTTGATTTTCCCGCCCGTTAACCCCGTCCCCGCTATTGTTACAGTAACAGAAATTGTTCTCTGTCTTTCTAATATAAATCCATTTAACGGCGCTCTATCTACAAAAGCATTAATCATAATTAATTTTCTGTTTTTAACTCCAGTTAATTTTATCGGCTGGGCAGGGATTTTTCTGGGTAACAATTGTGGTTTGTCGGGTGTACGTTCCGGGAGCCAAAACCTTTAACTTAACGCCGGGTAATTTCAGGGTTTGGGTTGGCATCATCGGATTAGCCATCGGCGGAGGCAAGCCCGGAATATTAAAATCTAGCTGATAACCCGCCACATACTGTCTAAGGGTATACAAAGCATTCCGGTAAAGAATAGCCCCGAAACCCATGTCTCCCCCCATTTGCGGGTTTTGCATTTGCTGAAAATGCACAACCGCAAGGGAAGCAACCGTCAAATCCTCAACAATAGAACTAACAATCTGTAAGGCATCACGGGCGTTTGAAGGTATAGGCAACTCGTAAACAAAGCTCAGGATTGAATTGACCTGAGCTTCAATTTGAGTGCCTTTTTGATCCAACAATTCCAGGTCAACTTCCTTAGCCCCGAAGCTAGATCCAAAGGGAACACCCGACGCGGTTGTACTGAGTTCAAGCCTCCCTCTTAATATTCTTGCTATGCGGTCAGGAGTTGTGTAAATCATTGGATCAAAATAGATTCTTTTAATTCGTCCCAAGACTTCCCTCTAAGTGGGATTCTTGTATCTAAATCCTCAACAGAGGTAAAGGGTTGTTGCTCCCGTGCTTTGTCAAGTTTAGTGGCGATCGCAGCACCAACACCTGGCAATTTAGAAAGCTCGTCAATCGTGGCTTTATTAATATCTGTTTTGGGTAAAACAGCACCAACAACAACGGTTTCAGTGGGAAAGGCTTTGGGAATTGTACTCGGAGCTTCTACCGAGAATGAGATGCTATTCTCAACTTTCACGTCCGAGTTATTGATAGTTGGGGTTAATACTGCATCAGGGTTTTTTGGTTCATCCTGTTGCAAAATATCAACCCGTGCTAACACTTCCTCTGGTAATTCGCCAGGGTTATAGATTCGAGGGTGATAGATATTCCCTCGATTGACCGCCATTTTGAGAAGTTTTACAGGTCTAGTGGTATCTATCATGCGACTGTCCGACCTCCTAATAAGTCAGGTTGTGGGAAGAAAGGAACCATTTTGCCAACGCAGTAGGAACGGTCACGGGGTGGGGATGTTTGCAATTGTTCAGTCTTCACAAATAAACCCGATCTCCCTTCATTCTCAATCGTGGGGCCGAATAATCTTTTGCCCATGCCAGCAGTCAGGAAACAGTAGGCATTGTCATTCAGGTAACGACCTTTGACCGTTACGTTCGGCGCGGTTTCGATCTCATACTGAGCATCGTAAATCTCTAATTGAGTTTTGGACATTGCCAGTTGAGGGACAACCCGCATTAGAATCTCAGGAGACACGGCACTAGCCACACCCGCAGCCGGAACATTAGACAACATCCCAGTAGATAACGCTCGGTTACGGGTTGATTCTTGACGGCTTAAATGGATCGCCAACCGATTAGACATCACAATCTTGTCGGGGTAATATCCTTTCTTGTCGTAGAAGTTGAGTAAGTGATCTTCAATATCCTGCAACCCTGTGGCTGTAGTGTAAGCATCCCATTTAGCCGTCCCAGATAAGGCTGTAGGATACTGATCGGCTGTAGTGGTATAAGCCAATTTAGCCGTTACACCGGATCGGGGGTCGGTATAACTAACTTGACCCGACTGTAAAACTTGCCAAGTTAAGACGTTGGCTAGTTTGATCACCCGTGGCTGCAAACTAGCGACGGAGCCGTAAAGCATATCAATGAATGTCTGGGACATATTGCCCGGTAACATCCGTTTAAACTTCAGCATTTGCTCCTGCTTTTTCTCATCCCAGTTGTGGGCGATCGCCAGCTTAAAGAAGTCTCCATCAAACTTAATTAGACTTCCTGCACCCGTTGAGACAACCTCACCATCAACGGAAATCACGGAAGCGATTGCTAGGTTTTGTTTAACAAGATATGCCAACACATCAGGGTCATCGGAAAACTCAAGGGTGACAAAATCATCCATCAGTTTGTATTGACTCAGAACGCCGGGGTCGGGTTTTTTGCCCATCCGTTGTAGGAGGGATTCTTTATCTGGGTCAATCAAGAATTGAAAAGTATCTTCATACAGGAGTTGAACCTGTGCAGCCGATACGTTATTTAAGAAATCTGCAATATACATTAATCAAGTCCCTCCGTTAAGGAATGTAGGTTAGCTTCGGCAATTGGCTTTGGATGTCACCGTCAATGTATGGCAACGCATTAATATAAACGACACCACCTGAGTATGGAGCGATAAACTGATCTCCGTCATAGAGCGAGATAGTGCTATTCAACACTCCGACAACAACATCCCCAATCGTGCCGATCTTGGCTCCAATAGCTAGGGAGGCGTTACCACCTTGAGGGGTGATCGTCAAGGTTCCGATTGCAGTGGTCACATCAGCAACCGCAGTCCCTAAAGTGTTAGCAACGCCCTGAGCTACCGTTACAGCCGTGGTAAAGATGATTCCTTCCTGGTCTGTAGTCAGTGTCAAAACACCGCCCGGAGTTGTTACTCGGATTTCTTCTAAGGGAGAAGACCCAGATTGTGCTTTGGTGATAGCCGCTTTTAGACCATCGGCAACGTTCTGATTTGATGCAGCCGTGGCAACGAATGAAATCGGAGCGTCATTGATGGAAACGGTAAAGATATTGCCAACAGCAACCGAAGCAAAGGTAACGGTTGTAACTTGTCTTTGAGTCAAAGAATCAATACCCGTCACAGTCCCAAATAGCGGGGCTGTAGCTGCACGAATAGCGGTTTCTTCTGTGTACCGTGAAACCCCTGGTGCTGCAATGTAGCGAAGTACATCTCCAATCTTGAAAACCTGGGGGCATTCCACAATTACAACAGTTTCGCCGGAAACATAGGGAGCGAGAATCTTAGCCCGACCTAAAGGACGATGACCGCCTGTAGATTTCTTAGCAAGAAAAACACCCGCAGGAACGGATTTAGATCCTGCAATAGATGGGATGTCCGACTCCTCTAAGCAGCAAGAAAACGCGGCTTCGGTATTGGTATTAACCGCGATAACTGGGGGGTCTGAATAAAAACGGGTTACTTTCATTTGTTACTCCTAAACGTATCCATTGCGGGTGCGGAATGATTGAATGGACTGCACATCTTCATGGGAGAAGTCTGTGTCAATCGGGTCGTTAGCCATTTGTCCAAATTGAGCGATAGGGCCGCGAGCGTTGGCAATATAAAGGTAATATTGCAGACGATCTAACTGTTGACCCGGTGGGACGCTTAACCCTTCACAAGCCGAGGAAAATTGAGCCGTCCGATCTTGACCCGTTTCAAATTCTCCAATCAGCAGTCGGCGCTCATGGGTTGTTAAAATCCCAGCGGCAATCATCTGATCACATTGCCGTTCGATAGCTCGGAGTGTTTCTCCAATGGCTTGCTGTTCCTTGAGGGCTTCAAATTCGGCACGGAGTCCGATGTCAGCATTCATGGTGACAACGGGTTCAGCATGAATGCCTTCACTGAGGGAATAAGAATCATTGGGAGATCCCCCTAACTCAGTAAAAGCATTGGCAGCCAGATTAACGAAATCGTTATAATCTTGACCGTTTAACTGAAAAGCGTCTGCTAATTCGGCGGCGGTTTCGGGTTCGATTGCCAGCGTCCCATCAAACAGGCTAGAAATATCTCGCCCGTCTAATCCGGTGATCTCACTGACAACAGCAACACCATCATCAATTGAGTTGAAACGTTGCTCAATCAAACCCGCTAAAGTTTGACCAAATCCCTGAGAAAAAGAAGCAACATATCCCATGTTTTGGGCATATTCTTCCATCTCGCCTTCATCTTCCATTCGAGATTCTTCTACGTCAATTCCAAAAATTTGATAAAGAGTAGAAGCAAAATCTTCAATCCCTTCAGCGATTACATCATCCATTTCTTCTTCGCCCAAAACTTCCCTATCCTCTTGATCAAGGGCAGATTGAGCTAATTCAAGAAATGCCGAAAATGTTTCTGCTGAATCGTGAACTTCCTCGAAAGTTGTTGACTCTAAGATTGCTTGAATTTGACTAAGTGAATCCACTTTATTTCCTCCTAACTTGTTCTACAACGATTTTTCCATTTTTGGTACGGCGACGACGGGAAAACGTTTTTCCTATGCCGATACCGATAGCAGCTTCAGGTCTTGTCAAGATGAGAAGTCCTTGCTTAACTTTTGGGCGTTTTTCAAGGTATTCTCTATTGTTTTGCCTGAGTTGACTACGACCATATAAAGCACCTAGTCCTATACCTCCAATTGCAGCCGTACCATATAGTAAGGCATTGAAAGAAGCTAATTGATTTCGATGTTTAACCCTCCTAATAATAATCATTTTCTGTTTACCCGTTCTATGATTATTTTGCCCTTTTTGGTTTTCCGCCTTCGAGTGAAAGCAGATCCGCCAGTACGACCTTTATTGGCTTGGGCAACAGGGAGCATAACCTGTCTTAAAACCTTGGGATCTCGAAGATTTTTGCCCTCAGATTTTGCAGAATCTAAAGCCTTTTGCAAGGTTATTCTTTGACGTTCTGCCCCTTTATTTACCCGTTCTATTCGACCAAACGGGTTAAAACCAAACTGAGCTAAAGATGGGGATCTTATTCTCCTAATAATTATCATTTTCTATTCACTTGCTCAACAACGATTTTTCCATTTTTGGTACGACGACGGCGGGTGAAACTTTTTGATCCGGCTGCAATCATGCCACCTCCAATAAAAGCAGCAGCTAA